GACAGCCATCATATACAATAGTTATGTTATGTGCCAATAGCTCAGTTGGATAGAGCGTTCGCCTCCTAAGCGAAAGGTCGGGGGTTCGAATCCCTTTTGGCACGCCAAAGAAAAACCGCATTAGAAAGCCATTTTCAGGCTTTTTAGTGCGGTTATTTTTTATGCTTTATGCCTTTAAATACATCAAAATACAAGCAAAAACAGAGAAAATGCATTGCAAATGCATTGCAGAAAATAACTTCTAAATTTTAGCATTATCTGAGATTTTATGTTTTTGAAATCTTACATACAGTCAGTAATTGTTATAATTAAATTACTTTTTTAAAATAGCAAAAACCTCTTGCCTTGATATATGCCAAAAATCTTAGGCACACATCAAAGCAAGAGGTTATATATGATTATGAATGTCTTAAATAATGAAATAAAAATTACTTCTGTCGCTTTTCGCACAAATCGAAAAAACTTTTCACACTAAATGGAAAAAATTGAATTAATCATTTTTGCATATTGTTGCAGAAATATTTCCAAAAAATAAAAACACCTTGCAGAGATTTTGCTCATCTGCAAGGTGTTTTTTTGTGTTAATTATTCTTTTTTCGGTTGCCGTTTTGCTCTAAAATGAGATTTGTGCCGGTCTTTTTAATCTTATTTGGCTGATATTCAAGGATGTCAGCAACATCACAACCAAGGACTTCGCATATCCTGTCCAAATGTTCAAGGTTAATACGGTCACACATCTCATTATATATATCGCATATTGTCGCAGGTCTTATGCCGGTTTTACGGGCAAGTTCAGCCTGCGTTATGCGGTATTTGCCAAGCAAATCGGACAAATGAATTTTAATCATAATAACGCCCCGAGTAATATAATATACTACTGCGTTATTATTTTGCTTAATCGGTAATATTATTACCAATTCAGTAATTAGTTATGACAACTTCTTTGAACTCCACACGATTATCAGGGGTTGCAGGGAGTAGATTTTGCCTGCTCACACACTTAATGTTGTAATCTTTATACAGATTTCTGATAAAATCACAATCATTGTAAGACAAGATAAAACGCCCTTTAATCCCCTTTAAAACGGCATTTAAACGGATATGGTCATCTTTATTGAACTTAGTATAGTTGCGGTTATAGTAGCGTTCTGATGCCACATATGGCGGATCTACATAAAACAGAGCCGAATCACGGTCATATGTTTTAATAAGGTCTTCAAAATCCCTGTTTTCAATGATTACACTTTTTAATCGCTCCTTGTATTTTGGTAATTCAGAAACGATATTATAAATTGTTTTAGGGGCGGTCGCAAAAGAATTTCTATTGCTACCAAAGCTACATTTAATCAAGTAAAGATATCGTGCTGCCCTTTGCAGGTCAGTAAGCTCAACCTGATTCTCAATCTCATAGCGATACTGAGAAAACAGCTCTCGAGATTGTAACCAATCAATCTCCTTTTGTAGAGCAGAACAATTGTATTTTATCTGCTTATAAAGGTTAATCAGGTCTCCGTCAATATCATTAAATATCTCCATTTGACCTTTGATTTTATCCTTACCGAATAAGACCCAGCCTGCACCGCCACACACCTCTATGTAGCGGTTACAGTCACTGGGAATAAGTGAAATAATCTGATTTTTAAGGTGACTTTTGCCACCAATCCAGCCGATAAAGCTACGCATTTTTACCTCCATAATAACTTTTTTAGGGGCGTTATTATGGATCAAAAAATCACTTTAAAAACTTGCGGTCAACAAATACAATGCTGTTAGTTTTTGGATAGGCAATTTCTGCCATCCCTGCATTTTTACCCCTTTCTACAATGTAACGCACGGTTACTCTTGTACCTTTAGGGATTATGCCAAATTTAACTTTCTTGTCGGGGTGTGTATAAATATTAGCGGTTGCGTTTGCTGTCATTTTTGGGTATTTTGATAATGATGAATTATTATTGATTCTCGTATTCTGTACAAATCCCGTTTTGTTTTTGTACTTAATTTTACTCCAACCATAGCCATCATCATAAATATGTGTAATGCTTGAATTTTTAGGCATTGTACAAATGTTTTTGCAATCACCATAGGCATACGCTTTTGATTTGAGTTTACTCTCCGTTGTAATTTTGTTATGTGTTGCAGGCTTTGTTGTGCCTGATGAGTTTGCCGACTTATACTTATAGCCGAAGTAGTTACACATACCCTTGCAGATTGCCTCAGCAATTGCGTTTGTGTTGTTCCTGATCCAGTTCGAGCCTGTCACGGTGTCATGAAATTCACACTCAACATACACGGTCAATGCCCTCGGCACATTGATTTCGTAAAGGTCGGTTTTGTAGCTGACCGAATCATCCTTGCCGGGCGAGATTGCTCCGAGGGCGTTTTTCACCGATTCGGCAGCCTTTCTGCCGTTTGAGTTCAGGCAGAAAACTCTTGTACCGCCTGTGTATTTGCCGTTAAAAGCGTTGGTGTGAATCGGCATATGAATGTCTGCACCGAACTTGTCCGATTCGGGACAGCGTGTCTGCATAAGCGTTCCCGACTTTGCGACCATAACCTCAAAACCGCAACGCTTGAGAGCTTTGGCTGTTGCGGCGGCGATTTTGTCGCACTGAGCCATTTCGTTTGTACCGCCCGTTGCATAGGTGTTCCTATTCTGATTTGACGGACTGAGATAGATTTTCTTTGCCATAATTATTATTCCTCACTTTCTGAATCTGTTTTCGTTTCGACTGTTGTCTTTAATCTTTTAACGATTGATACCAAAAATTTTGGCAATGGAATACCAATTTCCGAGAGATTTTCTAGAATTGAAATCAACTCGTTGATGATAAACCAAATCGTAACAATCATGCCGATACAGTAGTTAATCCGCAGGTCGATTCCGCAGTTGACAAGTGCCGAGCTGATGAGATAGTCGGCAACAATACCGACCGCTACGGCTACGATATAGCCTACCTTTTTGATAATACCTGTTACACCGACACGGCTGTTCAGCGTGTGGCTGATGTATGCCTGTGCCATTCCTGTGATGTAGTCGATAATCATTACCGCAATCATCACCGCAAACGGCACAAGCAAGATGTTAAGATATGCGACAATAGCACCGCATACCGTGGCAAATAATGCCTGTAAAATGTTTTCTTTCATTGTTTACACCTCGCTTTCTGTCGGCTCGTCAATGGTTGGATTATCGCCCCAAACTGCCATAACGGCATTGTAATATTCGTCTGACAGCACCGTTTTAAGCTGTTCTCTGCCCGATTTGCTGTTCATGTATGCGTTGCGGATGTTTCCGCCAACCTGCATTTCTTCACCGTTAAAGGTCAAAAACTGCTGTCTGAGTACCGAAACGCTGTCCTTTGTGAGCATATCGAGTGTGATTTTTTCTTTAAGTTCCATTTTTCATACCTCCGTTATTTAATTTTGTACAAGCAAATCACATTAATTTGCTCGCCGTCTGCAAATGTGTAAGCCGTCTTATCCTGAGTTGAAAACTGTAGCCAAGTGTTATTTTTCGGAATGGCAAATTTAAAGAGCTTGCCAAGGTTTGAAATACCGACACAAAAAACATTGTCCTCGGAAATACATTTGTACGGCAAATCAATCAGCGGACACATGCTATTGCCGCCAAGAGATACTGCGTTCATTTTGACCGTTGCACTGACGATTACGATGTCACCAATCGTCTTATATGTACAGTTTGCACTTTTGATTTTATCGGTGACGGTTGAATACGGTGTGAGTGTTGATGTACCACTTTCAATATTTGACGAATCGTATTTAGTCGCCAAGGCGGTTTTATCTGCTTTCACAAGCAGAGCGTTGTAAACTGCTCCGCTTGTGAGGTAACACGGGCTGTTATTTTTGGGTTCGCTGTCGAACGGCATTGAATCGAGCTTTCGGGCAAGTTTTTTGTCTGTTTCTTCTCTCGTGTATGCGTTCGTAATTCCGTACCCTGCGAGTGTTGTTGATTTATTGGCTTTACTTGCAAGACTATTACTCACATCAGCTATGTTAGCCTTGTTTTTCAGCGTTGTTTCAGTGCTCTGCAAACGGGAGTTAATTGAATCAATGTCGCTTTTGTTTGCTTTTTTTGTAAGATTTGCGTCGGCCGTGTCAAGCCTTGCTCCAAGCGAATTAGAACCGCCTCTTGCTGTGGTTATTTCGGTTTCAAGTGCAATTGCTCCGTCTGTTGCCCGTTCAATCCCCTCGTCCATATGGTTGAGGTTGTCGGCAGTCAGCGGAGTTGCTGTTGAGGGAGTGTTTTCCCAGTTCATTCGTGTGTATTTGTTCAATTTTTTATTCTCCTTTCGCTGTGATTTTGTCCGTGAGTGCCTGTATGCCTGTAAGCTCTCTTGACAGCACATATGATGTCACGGTTGCGGTTTGCGGAGTGCCGTCAGCGTTATATGCATAGTTGCCGTCAGCGTCGGTTACATAATATTTAATCTGTATCATATCGCCAGGTTCAACCCACAATCTGCCGTCAAGGGTTGCCTCGATAGGCTTATAAATTTTATGGTGTATTCGCTTGCCTGTATCGCCTGAAAACAAATTTTCAAACTTGTGTATCCACGCACCGCCTGCATTATCGTTTTCCTGCCATACAAGAATGTTGTCTGTCATATCATAGGTTTTACCGCTTAAAAACTTGTAGCTACGCACCTTTGCGGTTCGTGTAGAACCTCCGATTGCAAAGTCAACAGTCCCGTATGTACCGCTTGATTTTTCGTCAGCGTTGAATGCCTCGTAAAAGTCATATTTTTCTGCTTTTGTTGTATCGGTTTCAAGGTTGACAAAAACAATGTTACCGCCTTTTCGGTTATCGGGTTTAACAAAAGCAAACACACCGAGCATTTCCGCTGTATAATTAAGCAATTGACCGTAATTAACCTTTTCGGAATCATCAAGCCATACTTTGTTAAAAATTTTCATATTCTTAACAGTCAGATTCTCAACCTTGTTGATAACCTCGTTAAGTAAACGGTCGGATAAAAAATGGGCATCAGGTTGACCGCATAGGTTAATAAATTTTTCAGAAACCATTGCCAACAGTGCATAGACCGAAGTACTGTTAGAATTGTTATTCCAGAGCTTTTGCAGAGCGTTTGTACAGTCGGTTTCATAAAGCTGTGAAATCACATCATAGGCGGTTATGCTGATTTTGTTCTGATCCGTTTTATTGACCTCGGCTTTGTCAATCATACCGTTAAAAATGCACCACGACTTTGTTGTCACGGCTTCGCCCGGATAGAGAGTGTCGCTTGGATATAATGAACTGCTCGGCAGTATCGGAGAGCCTGACGGAAAAGTTTGTGTCAGCTTAACTAAAATCCAACAACCGACAAGTTTTGAAACATCAAAGGTTCTGCCAACGGTGTTCAGCAGTCCGATTTTAAATTCTGAGGCAATGCAACCGCCAAACTTCAACTTATTTTCGTCACAAATCGACTGTTTAAGGCTCATACTTTCGCTTTCAATGTTGGTTTCGGTGATAACATCAAACTTGCTGTCAGATGAAAAGATTTCGAGCTTGTTTGAAATCAGCTCGTTAATAATTTTCTGCTTATGCGTACTTGAAACGGATAGCAATCTGTCACCCCCTTAATACTCAATAAAAGTGAAAGTCACGGCATTGTATATGATGTTGTTTTTGGTGATTTTCTTGACCTGATAGGTGATGTCGGGCATATAGGCGGTCATTGTGCGATATGCAAGAAGTTCATCGTCCCAATACTCGACATGGATTTTACGCTGTTGAGAGTTATCCCACGAACTATTCAAAGCACTTCTAATTGACTGCATTTGTGCAAGGGTGAGTTCATCAACGGTTGTAAACTCAATTTTCGACTTGTAATTTGGCGAAGTTGTGCGGTGCAGAAGATTGTTGCTGTCACGGTATGCCTTGATTTCGGTTCTCTGGAGCGGAGTGCCGTTGTAGTTATCCTTTGCAATAAGCTCGTGCGGAAACAGCTTACCGCTCTTAGGAAACCTTATTAAATAACCTTTAAAATTTGCCATATCATCCTCTCCTAACCTAACGCACCGACACCGTGACGCTTTTTGACTGCGTTGTTGCGTTTTACAATGTTGTTAAAAATCACCTCGCCGTCAAGATTTACAGTAAGGTTAATGTCACCGCTGTCACCTGTTGAGCCTATCTCTGCCATAGCCTCAATAAGTGCCTGTTTGATAGTTGAAATCGGCGAAACAACCTCAGCCTCACGCTTGTTATCACCGAGTACGGCAAGAAATTCACCGTAATTTGCCGGAACAACCGTACCTGTGGCAAGTCGGGGAACTGTAATGTTAGGCAGTCCGACATTGCCGTTTACACTTCCTAACGCTTCATAAGCAATCTTTGCCGCTGTACTCATTCCGCCTGAAATAGCACTGCCGAGGCTGTTGAACGGATCTATAAAATTGTTTAAGAAGTTTTGAACAACACCTAAAAATCCGTTCATAGGCTTTTTTACAGCACTCTTGATACCCTCAAAAGCATTTGAGAAAACGCTTGAAATCGGATTGATATGTGTTGAAATAAAGCTAAGCAGTCTTGCAAGCGGATTTTTCAAGGCATATATTCTGTCACGAATGCCGTTTGCAAGACCTTGAACCGTGTAACCGCCTCTTTCATACATTTCTGTTGACGGGGAATGAATTCCCATCGTGGTATCATATTCTGAAAGCACAATAGAAGCAAGACCGTGACTGTTTTTGACAAGCGCACCTTTGTATGCGTCTGTACCCTCAACAAGACCGAGAACCGTGTTTTTACCTGTATCTTTTGCAGCTTTTTGCAAATTGTTCAAAGATTTCCACTGCGAATTTTGAACATCCGTTGTACTGATAAGACCTGCATTGTAAGCCATAAGAACAGCGGCGGCGTCTGAATAGTTGCCATTAACAACCTTTTGTACATCTGTAAGGTCATCACCCGTCATAGTCAGTTTGTTCATAGCGGCAACAGCTTTATTTACCGAACTTGTTGCACCGTCAAGAGATTTTGTTTTGCTCTGAATATTCTCGAAGTATTCAATGCCCTCTTTCCATAAAGCGTCGTTTTTAGCACCGCCACCAAAATAGTAATTTTCAAGAGCCTGCATACTTTTGCCGTTTTTCTCAAGCCACTTTTTCAGTTTTTTCTGTTCGTTTTCAAGGTCTTTTTTCTTGTTGTTATAATCTGATTTTGCACTGCTGTATTTCTTTGACGCAAGAATTCGTTCTTTGCTATTTTCAGAAGATAATTCAGCTAATGCGGCACTATTTGCAAGTTGTTGATATTTATCAATTGTACTGTCAATAACCTTTTGCACCTCGGCTAAATCACCATTTAAGTGTACTTTGCCGTCAGCACTGACAGTAACATATTGATTCCACACATCACTGAAACCGTCAACATTGTTTTTAAAATATGTAACAATGGTTTCAAGCTGTGCCTGCTCTTCTGGACTAAGCGTAGCTTTCTGTAACAGTTCATCAAGTTTCTGTTGGTAACTGTCAACAAGTGTATTGTCTGCATACAAGCTGTCCATTCGTTCAAGAGTGTCTGACAAATTATCCTCAATACCTTGCGTAGTTGTATCAAGCCTTGATTTTATACCGTCAATTTCATCAGCAAATTTTTTAGCTTCGGAATTACTCCAAACAAGCTGATTATATACAGTAACTGCAGTCACAAGTCCGGTGATGGCACCGGCAACGGCTAAGATTGGATTTGCAGAAACAGTTGTCAAAAATAACTTTATAGCATTTTTGACTTTGTCAATTCCGCTTGCAATCGCTTGTCCTGCCTTGAAAACAACAACAGCTGTACCGACTGCAGTAATGCCGCCTGCGATAGCGTACAAGGTTTTGTCACTAATAGATTTAACTATTTTGCTTAACAGTTTCAATGCTCCTGCAAGGGCTTCTACAAGTTTCGGAACTGCTTCTTCAATTGTCCATTTTGCAAGTGGGAGAAGAATATTCTTGTATGCCTGTTTCAGTTTATCTCCGCAGGCTTTGAGCAAATCCCTGAACGCCTGTCCGAGGTCGGCAACAGCTGATACAAGCGGTGACAAATCAAGACTTTCAAGCCATTCAAGGCGAATCTCTGACATATCGCTCAAAAAGCCTGTGATATCTTCAACAATGCCAAGGATTGCTTCCCAAATCTTTTTGCCCGATTCATTTTTGTCCCAAGCCTGTTTGATTTTAGTCCGCAGAGTTTTGGTGTAGTTGTTGCAGTTTTTGATAATATTCAGAATATTAGTCCAAATTCTCTCACCGGTGCCGTTATTCCACACTTTGCGAAAATCCTCTGCAATCGTGTTTACAAGTTCAAGCAAACTGTTCCATTTGTCGATAATGGATTGCACAACCTCGTCACCAAGTCTTGCCTTATTCCAAGCCTTTGTAAACGCTCCCGAAATATCACCGATGATATCAAAAACATTTTTCAAAAGCTGTTTGATGTTTCCGATAATCTTTTCGCCTGTACCGTTTTTCCACACTCTCTTCCACGATTCGCCGATTGAAACAAAAGCATTTTTCAGATTATTCAAGGCTCTTTTAATGCTGTCAAAAACCTTGTTTGTACGCTTTTCAATTGCTGTTGCGGCAGTATCAAGTGCGTTGACTGCGGCTTTAGATGATTTCTTTGTGGGGCTGTTTACTGCTGTACTGTCATCTGATGAACTGTTTTCAAGGCTCATCACGTTGAGCCTGTCAAATCCTTGAAGATTGTCTTTAATTTCCTTTGTCTTTTTCGATGTTGTGGCAAGTGCAGAGTTTGCACTCTTTGTTTCATCGGCGAGGTCTGTCATTTCAGAGCTTGCGGAATTTGCGGAATTGTCGGTTGCAGATGAATAGCCGAAAACCTGTTCCGTAAAGCTTTTGAATTTTTCCGTTGCAATATCTAATTTTTCGATAAAGGAATTAAAATTTTTCAACAGCGGAGAAAACACATTGATAAGACCTTGACCGAGTGTAGCTTTCAGGCTGTCAAGTCGGAGCTGTAAAATTCTTGTCTGATTTGCCCAACTGTCCTGCGTTCGGGCAAAGTCACCCGTCGCATTGGCGAGCTGGTCTTGAACAAACTTGTAACGCAATGTTACTTTTTCGGCTTCGGTCATTTTAGCTGTGGTCTTACCGTAACCGTTTGCAAGGGCATAGCTGTCAAGCGCAGTCTGTGTCATTACGATGCCTAAATCTTTTAAAGTTTCGGTTTCGCCCGAAAATACTGATTTAAGTTTTGTATAGGCTTCGTCCTGTCTGATGTTGTAGAATGAAGCAACATCGCCTGCAAGTCCTGTCAGCGTGGTTGACATATCATAGGCTTCTTTCTCTGTAAAACCGAAAGCCTCAGCCATTGAGCCGAAAGTACCGACATACCGCTTTGCCATTGTTTCGGACAAACCAAAAGAATTAGCTGCACTTTTTGCCCACTTGTCAACCTGTTTGGTCATTGCCGGAAAAGTAACATCAACAACATTCTGCACCTCCGCAAGGTCAGAACCAAGCTCAATGCACTCTTTGCCGAAATTTGTAATTGCATAAGTGCTGAAAGCAACAGCGGCAGTCTTTGCAAAGGTCTTAAGCTGATTTTTTACCCTTTCGATTGATTTGGTAACAGTAGTATTAACCTGTGCCAACCCGCCGTTAAAACCCGATGTATCAAGTTTCGTGTCAAAATTCAGATAACCGTCAACCGCCAAATTTTCACATCCTTTCATTTAAAAATGGGCATAAAAACAGCGCACACCGTTATGATGTACGCTAATAAAATTTTGCAAAAGAACAGCCACCCCGTTTAGAGTGGCTTTTTCGTTATTGTAATACTATTGAATCAATTATTGCCGATAACAGAGTTTCATCTTCCTCTGAAATAGGCTCGGTTGAGGAATAAGAAAAATTGTATGCACCGTCATTCCATAAAAAAGCATAAGTGTGTGCATATACACCTTCCATTTTATACGAAAATTCTATTCCATAACACGATGCTATTTCTAAATATTTTTTGCTGGATAATTCAAAGTCCCTATCACCTTTCATTCCCTCCACAATACTATCTAAAAGTTCATTAGCCTGCGATTCGGTGTATAAAAGAATATCGTCACTCAATTCCGTATAACTTACAAGAAGATTATCATTTTCTGGACTTTTGTGATTAAAAATCAATCCGCTTGTACCTTTTGTTTCAAACTGTGACGGAGTACAGTATTTAATATCTTTTAAGGTGTTTTCGATAGCTAAATCGTACTCTGCCTTTGTTGTTTCCTGCACCGTTGTGGGAATTTCTGTCGTCACAGGTTCAGTGGTTTCAGCCTTTATATCGGTGTTTGAACTGCTTTCCGCTGTTGTACCGCAGCCAACAAGCGATACTGCAAAAACTGCGGTTAATGCTAACGCTATGAGTTTTTTCATCATTCATCCTCCTAAATGTTAAAACAATATAATTTTTACTTAATCATACACTAACATTTAGAGAATGTCAACAATATGTGATAAGATACTACACTACACGAGCGAATTTATGAAGTCAAGTTCCTCTTTATCTTCGGCTGTGAGTTTGGGCTTTAGGTCGATAAGTTCTTTATGTTCGCTGTAAAAATCCCGTTCGGTTTTGTCGAGCTTCTTATGCTTTGCCTTTTTGGTGCGTATTGAAATCACCTGTGTAAACAAGCCGTCGCCCACTTCATTGAACAAGCCGAGAAAAGTCCACCAGTGCATATAATCGACTGTGCGTGTTTCCGCTCCTGCAACCTTATTGAGAGCAGGGAAGATTATATGTCCGTCCTGTTCCCAATCAAGCACACGGACGGGGAGCTGTTTGCCCTGCGGAATATCTCCGCCGTCAAGATACCAAGTTGCCCTGTCAAGTGCCTTTTGGTAATTTTCGGGAATCTCCTTGTAAAGGCACTCGACACACACTCGGCATTTTTCAAAATCGTTCAGATCATCGTCTGCATAGGCTTTGAAAATCAGCAGAGCAACACGGAAGTCGGAATTGATTTCGTAGTTTCTGCCGTCAACCTCAAGGCTTTTCGGCAGTAATTCAATCACTTTTTCACCTGTGAAGTGTATTTGCCAACTTTCTTATTGGAAATTTTCTGTGCCGATTCAAAATCAGCCTGCATAACAGGAATAAGCACTTCAAGGAAGTTTTCAAAAATCGGCTTACCGCCCGCAAGTGAAAGACAGTTAATTTCACCAAAGGCAACCGTGCAGACATCCGAACCGAAAATGTAGTTAATCTGTTCTCTGATGTCCTTGTCGCACTCGGTGATAAGCTGAATTGCGTCTGTGTTTTCAGCTTTTTCAGCGTTTTCATACTTCTTCTGAATCTGCTCAATATTCTTGACTGCCTCGTTGAGCCTTGCAAGAATGCCCACATCCGCGGTATTGATACGGATTACTGCGTTTTCGTCATCGCCAATCTGATACTCCTTGTAACCTCTGTCAAAAACAAGTTTCTGCATAAATCAATCCCTCCCCAAAGATTAAACCGTTGCGGTAAAGGCCGGCACTTTCTTCTCAATTGTAGCCGTACCCTGCTGTCTGTCGCCGTTAAATGCGATGTTGAACGGAATGTTCACACCGCCCTGAGCACCGCCGTAGGACTGTGGCTTTACGATACAGGTTTCAGTCCAAGCGTCATACGGACCTGTCTTCTTATCAACAAGGACTTCAAGAATTGCAGTCTTGCAGTCATCACCTGTAAGGCGGTTCATTGCAATATCCTTAATCTTTTCGTAGATTGCATCGCCTGTGTTTGCGTAATAAGTGTCTGCGTCAATTGACGGTTCATAGCCGTTATCGTTTACAACGGTTTCATCAAGAATGTTCTTGACTGTTTCTGTGTCGGGGTTGAGTTCAACGGACATATCCTCAATGTCACGACCAATCAAAAACCACTTAGGGGTTTCGCCACCAAACGATGCATCTATGTAGTGCATAAGATAACTTCTTTTGAGTTTACCGATATCGGGTGTTGTTGCCATAATTAAAATTCCTCACTTTCGATTTTGTAATCTGCGGTAATCTGTAACTGATACATTACATTACCGATTAAATTGCTGTCGGGTATGTCATAAAGCATACCGTTTGAACAGGTTATTTTTGTGAGCGTACCTGCAAGCTCATTGTCGCCAACCGTTACGGTCAGCGTTTGCCCCTTTGCCTGTTTTTCAAGCCACAGCTGTAACTCGTTAATAAGTCCGCTGTTGGCAAGTCGGTCATAGTCATTAACCGACTGATAAACAGCGTACAAGATGAATGTGTGCTGTCGCTCCTGATTACCGAGAACATCGGATTTAATCAGTGTATCGCCTGTCGGAGATAAGCCGTAGCTGTCGGTGTCAGGGGTTGTGTAGTCAATGTGCAGGACATCGTTCAGCTTTGGAAAGCTCATCACAATGCTCTGCATAAGTTCAATTATGTTCATTCTGCCGTACCTCCTGCCACTTTAGCAGCACCCTGTAAAATCTCTTTTTTATGGTCGGCTTTCATTCGCTCAAACCACATCTTGCCGGCAAGAGGGTGCTTTGCCCGAGAATAAACAAGCATTTTACCTGTGGGGTGTTTCTTCTGTCCTTTAGGGCTGAAATAGCCCACAATAACACCGTTTTCCTTAATCGGGATATTGGGACCGTAAACCTTGCCGTAGTAGAGATACCTCGCATACGGTGTATTCTGATGAATTTCGCCCGAGCCTATAATCGTTGAGAGGGTTGCCGACTTTTCAAGCACACCGTTTCTGAACGGTGTATAGGGTTTCATCAATCGTAAAACCGTGCTGTCAACATACTTTTGCACCTTTAACACATCGGCATTTTTGCGGACTGCAAACTTTTTATCCCAGAGGAAACCTGCCGTACCGTTTTTTGACTTGATGACAAAATCGGGCGGTTGAACAATCTTCATGCAATCACCTCGCCGAAATTTTGATGTGCTGTAAATCGGTTACGCCGTAGAGCTTTTCATCAATCGACATAACCGCATAGCACCTGTGTTTTTGCTTTAGCGTTTTAAGGCTCTGTGACACGCTTTGAGGGTTTGAATTATCAAAGGTAAAATTACTCTTGCCCTTAATAATAATGTCCTGTGCGCTGTTCTGAGGGGTGCATAGCTGACCTGCAAAAAGGTTTTCGCTCGGCTTTAAAAAGTCGGGCAAAAGCCCTGCGGATTCAATCGGAATATACACCGTCACGCTGTCAGCGTTCTGCATTCCGCTTTTAAGCACATTGCGAGCCTTGTTCTCCTGCCAATGACATTCGGGAATGAAATATCGGTCATAGCCTGAGCCGTTGAATCTGTAGATTGTGCAGGAGCTTTCAGGGGTAATAATCATCTGCGACCACCTCTGTACAGCAAATCGGTGTCGGCAAGATACTTGTAAATTGTGTGTCTGACAGCCTTTTTATGGGCGGTTTTACGCTCTTCTTCGGACACATAGCTTACGGATTCATCACCGACGCTTGCAGATGAAATTCCTGAATTTGCGGACTGCTTTTCATCGTTATATACAAGCTCTGCAAGCTCACAACAGCAGAGTTTTACGCTTTCGGGAATATTGTTCCCGTCAACATTTTCGCCTGTGTATGCCTTAATGAGCAGGGTTGCAGAGCGCGCATAATAATCAAAGGCGGAGACAATGACCGCCTTTCTGCCACAGAGATATTCAGAGATGTAATAGCCTTCATCGGCATAAGCGGTCATAGTAACACTCCTTTAAGCCTCTACGGCTGAATGGCAGTAGATACCTGCCTTTTTATTCGCATAAACATCGGCAATACCGACCATACGATAACCGAACTTCCAACCGTCAGAACTCTGATTAACTGACGGCTCAATAACCTTTGTGTCAAGGTGCTTTGTGAACTGAATCGGAGCAGAGCCGTGAATAATCATAAAGTTGATATTCTTGCCCGAAGTCGCCTTTTTGTAACCGCCCTTTTCCTTGCTTGAGGATGTGCCGTCAAGCTGTTCAATCGCTGTATAGAATCTTGACTGCGGCACAAGTGTGGTATCTGCAAAACGGCTGAGAACCTCCCTTGACTTTGTTGTGTCAAGGTCCTGCACAAGACCGTAAAGCGGTGATGTGATGAAAAGGTGTCTGTTCTCGAAAGGAACTTCGTCCTCATCCATTTTTGTTGAGGCTGTGCGGAGAGCCTTTACAACCTCTTCACCTGTTGTGAGAGTTGCACTCACGGAAGAAATACCGCTTGTACCGGCATACTTTGCAAAGCGAAAAGCGTCAAGCTCGGGAACAACCTTTGTGCGGATAAACTCGCCCGAAAGTCTGCCGAATGCAATGCCTGCCGTTTCTGCGTTGTCCATTGTGTCAACCGTGAACATTCTGCCACGGTCAAAGTTACATTTCACAGTTTCGTTCGTAAGCTCAACATCGCCGTCAACATAACCGCTGTTGCGTGAGTAGTCAGCAAGACCGTCCATTGTGAGCATCGGAATGATAAGCTCGTTTGCGTTAGCGCCCTGTGTTGCAAGGTCTGACGCACCGTCAATTTTGCTTGTGAGTGCAGACTGCTTATAGACCTCATCAAGCAACGCTGTGTACTGTTTAAAAAGTGCAATTGTGTTTGCCATAATAAAATCACCTCATAGATTTAATAAAATTATTTCTTTTCGGCAGAAAGTCCCATAGCCGCACGCATTGACGCAAGCGGATTTGAGCCTGTACCGCCGTTACCTGTATCGGTTGCACCGACAGGATTCTGAAAAGGCTCATCAGAACCGAACATATAGCCGTTTTCGGACTTAACCTGTTCGAGAGCCTTTTTGATGTCATCTGCCTGATTTTTAGATGTTTTCAGGTTTTCAAGGTCAAGCAGAGCCTTGACAGCCTTTGCATTTTTCGCACCGCTCTTTGAAACAGCGGTGTCAAGAACAGAGTTAAACTCCATATCCGCAATCCTTGTCTGATACTCATTCTCTTTGGTTTCAAGTTCGCCGTTGAGCTTTTTGATTTCGCCCTTGAGCTCGTCCACATTGACACCCTCAAACTTTTTGAGTGCAGTCTGTGCAGTTTCAAGCTGTGACTTGTAGTTGTCCCTTGATGTGCGGAGCTTTTCAACCTCTGACACGGTTTTGTAATTATCCGCAAAGGCTTTTTCAAAGTCTACCTTTTTATCTTCGGGAACTGTAAAGCCGATTTCGGAGAGAAGTGTGTGTATATTCTTCATAGTAAATCCTTTCTGCATAGCTTGTATTCCGCTTTGCCTGCGGTAGAAATTCAGCCGTTGTAACCTACGGCAGGGTAAAATAAAAGCACCTATGCAATCAAATGCAGGGGTGCTTAATCTGTTTTTTCTGTTTTAACTGCTTTGGCTCTCGGCTTTTTAGGAGCGTCAGACTTGACCTCTTCTGCAAAACCGCCGTCAATGAGTTCCTTTGCCCTCTGCTCGGAACATTCAAAAACTTCATTCACAGGTCGGGTTACATAGCCGTTCTGCCTGTCATTAAATGCTGTTGTTACTCTGATTTTCATTCTGTCACCACCTTTCTAAACTGGTCGAAATCGACGGGTTTAACTGTTAATCTTTACTCTTAAATGTAATCGGTAAAATCTGTTTAGGCAGGAAGTTAATTTCATAACGGTATTTGTCCACTTCTGCACCGCTTATGTCCTCTACAACATACATAGTTTCATCATTAAGACCTATGATATGCTTTTTGTATTCACCCTTGCCCGTTTCGCAGACAACCTCAATTTGGTTATCGTCATTATCGACCTGTAATGAAAAAGCGGCAACAAGTTCAAATGACGGCTTATCGGTTCTTGTGTTAATAACCGTAAGCCTGCGTATCACATTGAAATTGTCTGCTTCCTGCGAAACATTGTACGATACCTGCGTTGCCTCGGTACAGCCCACAGTAAACAGTACGATTGTTGCAATCATAACTACCATAAGTACAATTGCTAAAATTCTTTTTCTCATAGTATCAAACCTTTCTTTGATTAATAATAAAAAAGCACTCTGATTTCTCAAAGTGCTGATTTGATGTATTAAGTTTTGCTTTGGTAAGTTGCAGACAAGTTAAATAATGCCGTAAACAAGCCGTTTTCCTTACTCTGAACATATTCTCGGCAAGTTAAACAACAAAACCGCCCTTTTTACGGAGCGGTTAGATTATGCCACTATCTTTTAGATATTGCATTTTTTGTTTCTCTCTAAGCTTACTGTAAAGTGCTTCAGCATCTTTAGCTTCTTGTGGAGCATCTTCACGCAAAGTGACATTTAAACCATTTGTTACAAGGTACGGCTTAAACGCATTCCATAGAGATTTTTGTTCTTCAGTTTGTATCAATCTCATACTATCATCACCCTAAAAGTTTGCTGACTCTGTACTCATTATACACTTCATCCATAGCTTTATCTTTTAAGCATTCAAAAGCATACTCACTTATATCCTCTATATTATAACCGTTATTTATCAATTTTTCAACCTTTGGAGCATAAATTTTATTAAGGTAATCGCAATATTCAAAATAATCGTTAATACTTCCGAATTTTGCTCTGTAATTTTTAGCGTCTTGCCAATGAATCAGTTCGTGCAGAATTGTACTCAATCTGTCTTGCGGACAAGCCAAGTTTTCTTGTAAGCCTGACAAATCACTTGTTGAAAAGTATGCTGAATTGACATTTAGAACATTTTGCATTGGCATATATGAAGCAATAGCATTTACTCGCATTTCTTCGGGAGTGACAATACAAATTTCAGGCTTTCCGCTTGTTTCAACCTCTCCGAGCATATCAAACGCTTTTCTCACTTGCATATCAAAATTATGAAGTTCTTTTCGTTTTAGCTTTACCTTATCTGAAATATAAACATTATCACACAATGTATTTGCCTTGTGGGTATCAATTGTAATTGTTTCGCCCTCAATTTTGCGTTCAAAAGTTTTTGATATATCTTCTTCAAAAACAGGTCTGTAATATTTTTGTTCATCAGTCTTCAAAGAAAATTGTTTTGCCTTTTCTTCAAGCGTATTCGCCCTATCGTGCCACTCATCGGCTCGGGTTTGGGCAATGCGTTTATTGTCCTCATCAAGGCTGTATTCGGCACGGCGGTCAAAGCGTTCTGCCTTTTTCGGGAGTTTTGAGCCTAAAGCATTTTTGCCGTCAACGGTTATTCTTTCCCATTGTTCGGGAAGTCCCATAGCTTTTGAAAACTTTACATATTCGTCCTGCCTTTGAAAATATCTGACCTTTGCGCCTGTGATTGTGTCATAGTCTGCACCGCCCTGTGTGAGCAGTTCAATCTGCTGACGGTCGGCACGCATTGCGGTTTCAAGCCGTCTTTGCCTTTGCTGTGCCTCATATGCCGTGTACTCTTTGCCATTGTATTCTTTCGGCGTGTTCTCTTCCTCGTTCATACGGTCAAGTTCTTCTTCGCTGTATGTCGGAGTGTCAATTCCTTTCATAAACGGCGAATAGCTGTGATAGCAATTCGCACCGCAAAGTCCTGTGACCGTACCCAATCCGCAGACGGTTTCAAGCTCCTTTTTGCTGTACACTCTGCCCTGCCACACCTGATGTGTCGGTCTTGCCCCACGGTGATAGCTGACCTCGAAATATTCCGTGCCGAGCTGTTCGGCGTTGTCCTCGTTGACCTTTGCGACAACCTGATTAAAGCCTGTCATCAACGCCCTGCGAACCGCCACATCAACACGATTGCTCCAACCACTTGCATAATCGACGGTACGCAATCCGCTGTCGGTCATAGCTTTAACCGCTCTTTTAAGGACTGTGTTATAATCAACCGCACCGCTTGCAATCTGCATAACTCCGTTGTCAAGAGTGCGTTGGTAAAAGTCCGCAAGCGGAGTAAATGACAGCGTATTGTCGGCATTTCTCACGGCGAATCCGAGTGAGCCTGTAATGTTCCTGTACTCCGATTTTGTCTGATTTTTGACCGCCTTTACAAGTTGTTGCAGCTGTTTATTTTCCGCATAAGAAATATACTCTTTGCCCTTGCTTGTATAAAACTCCTCATCTCTTGCATATCCCGATTTCACGACTTCATCATAGATTCTGTCGATTTCATCGTCAGACACATCGAGCGTGCTTTGAATAAGGCTGTCTATTTCATCCTTGCTCACGCCTAATTCATACAAGCGGTTTATCTGCCAATCGGCGGCAGAGGTTATCTCCTCACCGTTAGCTTTCAAACGATCCGTAAGGTCGGACATAATATTTAACTGTAAACTGCGGTACAGCTGTTCCATAGCCGAGGGCAAAGCCTCAATTTCAGTCGGAGTGAACATTATTCGATAACCTCAGAGGACTGCGGAAGATTCTTTTTTGCTGTCTTTTCATCCTCTCCATACCACTTCATACGGTACTCATCAGGTCGCATAATACCAAGGTTTAAGTCCTGAATATCCTGCTTGCGTTCGGTTTCTTCATCGGTCAGAATACTGTCCTTGAAATCGCATACAAACGAATAACCGCTTGTTGTCAGCGAATTGTAAAAGGCAAGAGCATACACCAAGTCATCAAGGCAATAGCGAAGCTGTTTCTGAATTGCCGACACGGTGTTGTACTTCCTGTCCTTTGCCGACTTAATCTCCGTAGCAGTCTTTGCAACTGTTTCGGGGTTTGAAAGGTCACCGTATGCAAGACCGACCGCAAATTCAATCATACGCAGATATGTATTCAAGCCGTCCGTAATGTCGGACTGTCGGAACGCAGGCGAAAAGTCCTTGAACAGTTCTTCGTCGCCCAAATCCACATCAACGGCACGGTACAAACGCCTGTTAAGTCTGTCGGCTTTGCCGTCCTTAAACACGGCAGAATCAACATGAATCGCACGCTCTCCGCTTTCAAATTCCCAGTCAAGCCGTCCGAACTGCATATCGGCTTTCTGAATGATTTCAAGTCCGCTGTCAAAAATCGACATACCGCATGATGAGCCGTCAACCGTGTTTTTAATCGGCACTCTGAAATAACCGAACGCAGGTCTTTTCATGTCGGGGTATGTGACCGCAGGCGGTAAGTCTGCCCACTCGTCAATGATAGCGAGTGGAATTTCAGTACCGAGAACCTCGGGTGATGACGAACGGTAAGCCGTGTTAGTAACAGTCAAGCCCTTGTCCTTATCAAGGCTGTGATATTCAAGCCTTGTGTAGTAGTTGTCACCGATTTTCTTAAATTCGGGGAAGATGACCTTTACAAGCCTGTGCTTTGCGTCAAACTCAATCGGCACAAAAGCATTTGCCGAGATATATTGTACCCTGTCACCGCCCAAAGGCTTGATGACCATTGCGCCTGTTGCAAGACCTGACTGTAACTCCGAATTAAGCTCCTCGGTTGCAGTTTCAAACAATTTTGACAGCGTTTCATTTGAGATGTTCACCGTCATTTCGTTAAGCGTAATGTTAGCAAACTCCCTTGTGATTGACTGCTCAAGCCTCAAACTGATGACATTTTCATCAAGCCACGGAGCTTTGCCAACATAGCAGTTTTGCCATACGCCGATAGCCTTTTGCATTTCTGCCGTAATCGCAAGCCGTAAATTAAGCGCCTGCCGAATATTTTCAAGCGGAAACATTCGCCTCCACACTCCTTTCAAAAAATCTATAAGTCCCATTATTCACCTCTGCGTTTCCATACTCTGTTCATTGCATATCTGACAGCGTCAATATGGTGGTTATCCTTATCGGGATAACCGCTGATAACATTGCCGTCCTTATCACGCTCGTATTCATAGTCGAGAAACTCCTGTGCAGTATGCGGACAGCGTGTGTTATCAATCACAATCTCCCGTAAAGACTGCAACCACTTCATCGAGTAAACAACCGAACCGGGTCCTTTTTCTGCCGAACGAGCCATTAAACCGTCAGCCCTGTAATCGCCGACTGACTTCTGTTCTGCACTGTCGCAAGTGATTAAATCATTGCTTGTAACTCCGTGCTTAGTTCTGAGCAATTCGGCTGTTTCCCTGTTGCTTTTTTTGTTGCAATGTTCCTCGTCAAAAATAATGAGCTTGTGTTGACTTGGAATATAAGTCATGCAATCATAGGCAAACGGATCAGGATACCAGCCCCAGTCAACTCCTCTGTAAAATCTGTCAAAGGTCTGAATTTCGTCATCTGTGACATCACGAATAACAACATTATCAAATACATTGCCGCCTGTGCCGTTAGCAATGCCCATATACTCGTTTTCATAGGCGGTAGGGTTTGTTTCTTTCAGGAACTCTGCGTCATCTATAAACGGCTTTCCGAGCCATTTTGACGGTACTGTAAGGTATGTACTCTCAATAACGAGCCTGTCTTGACGGGGAATTTTAACATACTTGTTCGCCCAGTTCTGTGCAGATTTCGGAGGGTTGAACGATTTAAATTTAAAAGCCGTGTCACCGCCACGAATCACCGACTGTTCAATCTTTCTGACAGCTTCCTCGCCCGTGAACTGGTCAAGTTCTTCAAACCACACAACGCCGATATAGCCGAATGGTACTTTGATTGATTTAATCTTGCCCGGATCATCTGCACCACGGAAGTATATTTTCTGTCCTGTGCTTACCCTCGTGATTTCGAGAGGTGACACGGTGCAGTTAAACTCGCTTTCAAGACCGAGAGCAGAGATTGACCACAAAATCTGCTGATACACCGAACTGCGCAGAGTGTCGGCTACCTGACGAAAAATACAGGCGTGCATATCCTCGTTCTTCATAAGCAAATCAATAACATTCAGACTGACGAAAGACGATTTTGTTGAACCTCTTCCGCCGGGGAAAACATATTCCGAATGTTCTTTACCCTCAATATCAAAAAGCACCGACGAAAACGACGGTGCAACCATATTAGCCGGTATTCCTTTGTACTCCGAACCGTCACTCTTTGGCGGTTCAGCCTTTTTGCGTTCAATGTCGAGATAGGCATTGTCGAGCTTGATTTTATGATTTTCAAAAACATTGTCACGAATAATATTTCTTAATTCTTTAATGGAATTAACATCACCTGTTTTAGCCTTTTTGAGAAGTGCCGCATTTACAACGAGCAAATTATTGACCAAATCTTCGTCAATCTCATCAACATTAATTCCCATATCAATAAGCATTTCCCAGTCGGCAGAAGTGTTCGCAGGCAAGGAAAGTAACATATCCATAACCTGTTTCATACTCTTTTTACGGCGGCGTGACTTGCCCGAAGCCTTACCGCCCTTTGCTCCGTTTTTCACGGCTTCATCACGGCTTTGGTCAGATGTAAACGGTATTAAATTTTTCTCATTGGGCAATCACCTCACCTCTTTTATCTAATTTTCCCTCACAACACAGACCGCCCTCAAACGAGAGCGGTCTGTGCGATTTTTATCTTAGGAGAGTTTTACATATGTCCTGTTTGTCAAACTTTCATAATACCATTATACGCAGGGTAAGGGTGACATTCAATGACATTTCAAAATAATTTTACGAGAAATCAAACTTTTTTTGGAACGCCTGTAACGCTTCGCCGTGCAATCTCAGGGTATGCCTTACGCTCATTTCCATACTCTCGGCAATATCCTCCCACCTCTGACAATTTATGTAATACTCAGTCAAAATTGCAATGTAACGGTAATCGTCAAGTGCGTTGATTTTACTGCGGATTTCAGTTTTCAACCGCACAAGATTGTCAATTTCCCGATTGATTTCAGTCTGCAGGTCTGCAATCCTGTCAACAATCCGCATAGGGTCATTCACTCCTGATGTCTTAACAGGCTCGTTCTGCTTAACCAATACCTGTGCAATATTCAGCCTAAGTTTCGACAGCTCGTGTTCTTTCGTTCTGATCAGCTTATCCGAAACCCTGACCGAATATAAATAATCTTTAACCGTCAATCCGTATCACGCTCCTGTTTCATTTTTGCACCGCAATAGGGACAATATGGATACAAATCAATGTCCTCGTAAAAAGTGAGAAAGTTGCCACACTCTGAACATAAATAATTTGCATAACCGACACCCTCGCTGTCATATTCCCAACTTCCGTGCTTAATCTCTTGCATATCACACACGGTTTCTTCGTTGGGTTTACTTCCGTCAACTTCGATAATATGCTTAACTGTTTCGACATTTCGTTTTGAATTAAAGTATATCGTGTTTACACTACCGTCTGCGAACGGTATATCCAAAGCATAATCACCGGATACCTCACGGATTTTTAATTCTTTTTCAATCATTGTTTTCACGCTCCTTTCTTTCAGCAATAAGATGTAAGCCTTTGTAACAATCATTACATATCTGGATTTTAATTTTTCTCTTTCTTTCAATAGGAATCACAATGCCACTACTACAGTCAGTATCCATCATCCCTAGATAGAATTCCTTCATTTTAACTGTGTACGGATCTGCGATAACTTTGTTACAACAATCACACTGATAGACTCTCATCGCTCTTCACTGTCCATTTCATCAGACCAATCTAATTTCTGACCGCAATGGTAGCAGTAATTCATTATGTTGCCTGTGAATTTTCTTCCGCAGTTAGGGCACTCATATGTCTGCACATAGCGGATTACCTGTTTATCAGATTTAACAGGCTTTTTTGGCTGATTCAACGCTATGATCTTCTCAAAATCGTTGTAGTCTTTTTCGGTTTCGCATCTGATTTCAACAACTTTAAATGGCTGTTTGACAGGTTCAAATTCCATTGTTTCTTTATTAAGTGTAAATTCCATTATTTGTCATTCTCCTTTGGCGGTCATTGTACTGCTTGTTGCGTGGTCCTCAATAGGCTGATTCCAACAACTATAACAGCTAATATACAAGTCACCTTTTTTTGTTTTTGCACAACCCGAAACAGCTCCTAATTTTTTTAGGCAAGCCTTTGGTACTCCGTGATCAAGCTCTGCGTTCGGATAATTCTTCAAGAACTCACTCAAATAAGTCCTCTGCGGATGCTCGTTGCTCCACCTCTGTACAGCCTTAACCGCCTTTTCAGGGTAATACATTTCAAAAGTTGTACAGCTCATATCTTCAGATGTACCGTTATTCAGGCTGGATAGCGGACACTCGGGACATTTAATTTTGCACCCTTCCCTACTTGTCCTTTTCGTCATTCTTCGTTTTTCAGCAAAGTAATTTTCAGTTTTCGTACAATCAATCATTTTCTTCATCTCCTAAAAGTTCGAGATTATCGTAGATATTGCCGATAACGGTTGAGCGTTCGCAAAAAAACAAATCTAAATCATCAACTGCGTTATGATCGCTCTCTCGTACTACCCATCTATTATTAAACCAAAGTATTTCATAATTAATAAGTTCGCCGTCTGAGTTATTGAAAGCAGCGATATCCCTTTCAAAAATTTTCTTTCTGACCACTTACCGTTAGCTATCATCTTGCCTCTGAATAAATATTCTCTCATCACTTAATCCACCTCTATTTCCAAATTAAGATAGCTTTCGTTATCTATCTCGTTTCTCAATTTCTGTCCATAGTCAATGCCTTTGTATTTTAATGCCATAGTCCTGTCGAACTCTTTGTGCATTTTAATAGAGGCATATTCTACATTGTTTTTGTATTCCTCGGTAAATTCTTCTGCCCCATCTTTAACATTTGCAATATATCTCAGGGCTTCAAGATTTAATTTATAAAGTTGCTTTGCTCCGAATCCGAAATGGCGACTCAATATTATGGAAGCAAGTTCAAGCCCGTAACCGATACCGGTATCAAACATTTCACCACGAATACGATCTTCGTGCTGTTTACTTCTTAATTTCCAGTTGCTTTTCATTTATCACAACTCCTTTTTGATTTAATATCGCATATTTTCTCTGTGCTTGCTTAATTCTCGCAGCTCTGCAGTCCTTGCAAATGTCATTACTTTTTCGTTCATAAAAGGTAATTCCACATCTTTTGCAGAATTGTGGTTCTATTCTATTAAATGATGTGCAGCTGTCGCAGTCTTTTTCGTTTGCCGTACAGCCGTTTATGTTATCCCAATAGGTACAACAATCTTTTTGCCAAAATTCAGCGTACTCACTCTCAACATTTGAGTTCTCTTTCGCAACACATTTAATTTCACCTGCAAGCATAGATAACAAGACTTTTACCTTCTCCTTGTCCTCATCAGACATAAACCTCTTGTATTTAATCGTCCTGTCCGGAAGATTATCGCCAAACTGACCATTGCCAATGTATGCTCTTACCTTATCAAGCCTTTCGGTCAAGTAATAGTCAAATACTCGACCTCTGATAGCTTTAGCAGATTTATCAAGCACATCTGACATTTCTTCATACTTATAGCCTGATTTAATCATTTCACCAAGCTTCCTAATTTCTTCAGCCGTCCACTTTATGTGATTATTTGCCTTAACCGGTCGCTCCTTAATACCAAGGTCTAATATTCTTCTCTGTATTGCTCCTTCCGTTCTATTAAGCAGTATCGATAATTCTCTATAGCTATATTTATGTTCAGCAAGAAATTTCTTAAGTCGCTCATCTTCAACAGCAGTCCAAGGTGATGTAATAAATTTATGGCTGTGCCTTATATCAGTTCTTCGCTTTTTATCAACCCAATCAGGTTCTACACCAAGATAATACTTTTCAAATTTGGAGAAATTCAAAAAGCTCTGATTCTTGTATGCCCATTCCCAAAATTCATCAATATAAACTACCTCAAACTTTTCTTTCTGCCTGCAAATCGTATGTAGAGGAAGGCCTCTATTTTGTGCCCAAGAAATTTTGATATAACCTCCGCTACTTTGATTACCATAAACAGCTTCGCTCAAATATGATAAAGTTACATATCTATCTCCACAGCTTAGAAAAGCTCCAAGCTTTAATTTATTAACTTTGTTAAGTACCGAATAAACAGAGCGTGATAAATGTTTTGTAATGTTTTTTACACTAACATTTCCCCACGCAGATGTTAAATACTCAACTTCTTCTGTTGTCCAATTTCGTCTCATTTTGTATACCTACAACACCAGCCCGTACCTATCTGCTCTGAATACGGACACTTTTTGCAGCAATAAACGCATATGTACAAACCTTTTTCAGAGTACGGGCATTTCCGTATGCTACACGGATGATATTCGTGTTTACACTTTCGACAAACCTGCAATTTCATAATCAATCACCCAATTGCAGATATTTTTCAATTGTCTGCTTTGCTGATGTACTGCCATAACATACCTTTACGGCGTATCCGCACCGTGAAAGATTCTGCAACCATTTATCCTGATGTTCAGAAGTCTTATTGTTGCCGACTTTAAGCTCAATATATAAGCCGTGATATTTACCTTTTGGCACAGCAAGGCATAAATCTGGAACACCTGCCCTAACTCCTTGCCTTTTAAGATGTGCGGCTTCGGCTTTATCTCTTTTGCCACCATTAGGAACAGCGTACAGCATTGAAAGTTCAGGATGTATTTTCATTTGCACACATTTATCCACCCATTTAATGAGTTTACATTGCTCCTGTGCTTCAGACATCATTTTCATTTCCTCTCGTAAAACGGTAATTCTTATTTTTATCGGCTTTAATAAAAATTTTCGGATTAGCCATTTCTGAAATTCTACTGCCTAAAGCCTCATCAATCTGCGAAATCTGTTCAAGTGATAATTCAGATGTTATGATAGTCGGCAATCCTTCATTGTATCTGTAATTGATAATCTTAAATGTAGCATTGACATCAGCTGTTGAGACAAAATCGCCCCTGCGAGTTTTAAAGAAATCATCAATGTAAAGAATTTCCGCTTGCTTATATGAATTTATGAGAGCTTCATACACCTCTAAATTACTCGATGCCTGCTTGATTTTGGTAATATCATCCTGCCAAAGCATATATTTAGGTGCTTTGCCTTTTTTGAGTAATGCTCCGACAATAGCCGTACATATATGTGTCTTTCCACAACCGGGCTGACCGCCGAAGAAGAACCAATCAGAGCATTTGTCAATGTACTCATATGCTTTATCTTTCACATATTTCTGCCAATCTGAGGTTGTCTTGTAACTTTCGAAAGTATATCGTTTAAGAAGTTTTTGAAGGCCGCTGTTCTGCATTCTGCGAAGTTCATCTCGAATTTTCATACAATCACATTTGCAAGCAACCACATCATATGTAACCTGCCCAAAAGGCGTTTCACCTGCCTTTACACGGTAAATATAGCCTCGGTTCATACATTTCTCGCACTCATAGCCAATGAGCTTACCGGGTGTTGAGTTAAACACTTTTGCTTCTTGTTCGGCTCTTTCTCTCGGAGTGAGTTCTTTAGAAGACTTTCTCGCCCGTTGGATAATTTCCTCCGCTCGCTGTGGTGACATTATTCTTGACATTATCGCTTGGATTGAATCCATATCCTACACCTCCTCTGTCTTGGACCTTATTAAGCCATTTAGTAATGAACCCTTTAATGCCGGTTCTTGTTTTTCTCCTGCTCGGATTAGCTTCGAGCCACCCCAACATCGAACGCAATTGTTGTTCTACATCAACAGCAGGATACAAAATTTTGTAGTGCTGAACATCAGATTTTGGAACTGAATAATTACTCTTATCGTTCAAAGGTAATGTAATAAAAATATTTTCACCGGCGGTGTCGGCTGCATTTGCAGACGGCATCGCATAATAATTATTTCTATTTACTTTACTTTCCTTTACTTTACTTTTCTTTGTGTCGTTCTCGGAGAGATTATGTTCATTCTCGGAGAGATTATGTTCATTTTCAGGTATAACTATATAAGCCTTTGTTTCTTCCGTTTTCAAAAGCCAATATAATCTATTTATTGTGCGACCTCGCACGGAGCGTTTTTCGATAGCGTACATATATCGTTCTTGCATCATTTTGTTGGTCAGTATGCTCTCCCTATCAAACAGCCCGTTATCAAACAGCCCAATTCGTAAGCAAAGCTTAACTACCTGATTTACCGTATCTGATTTAATTCCACCGCTCATTCGTTTCGCTATCGTGGCAGCACTGGTTTCTTCTCGCCACTCATAATAGTAACCATTTGTTGCATAAGCTTTGGTACAAATCCAAAAAAATACTCCAAAGCCGTCCCAACCCTGTGCATCAATAAGCACATCAAATCTCTCATCATCATCGAACAAGTGAACATCCCAAGCCGCAAAGTCAAGCCCTCGCTTTGGTTGTCCAGCCATTCACTGTATCACCTCTTTCTTTTTGTATTAAGTTTCAGCTTTGTACAAAGATATTCATCAAGCTCTATACCGTAGATTTTGTACTTATCAAACAGCTCTTTTTCGTGCCGATGTGCTTCATCGTGGTGCTTTCTGCAAAGGCATATAGCTTTTAATCCTATATGTACAATCTGTTCCCTATCTCGCCCCATACCAATTCTGTCAACATGATGAACTTCACCTGGTGCATTGCATATTGCACACTTACGATTTTCAAGACAACTGTACAAGTATCTGCCTATATCATCTGTAACATTAAGCAGAGTATCTCTTGTTCCGATATTTTGGTAGAAACAAAAATCTATCAGATAGCTTATGAAATCTCTTGCTACGCTTTTTTCGCAATCAGACAGCGAAAAGTATTCAATGCCAAATTCACCGCAAAAATTAAACTTGAAATATTCTTTAATCCATTCGGGATTATCTCCGCACCAAAACGCTATATCTCTGATGATTGCGTATATTTTTCTTCGCTGTTCGGCAGAAATCGTGCGTCCGTCAACAATTCTGAGTTCAATTTCATGTACTTGTTTCTGTGCAAGTTCTCTGCCGATACGCTCATGCGGTCTTACTATTAAGTTATATCCGTCATAAGATACTATGTTCGCTGATGTAATCATACTAAGTCCTCATGTTGGTGCATATAAACGAAGAAACTGTTATTACCCATATTTTGATACAACCATTCATCGCACTTTTCTTTGCTCAAATGTGTACGAAGAACTCTATCTTCGTACACATATTGACCTTTCAATCGTTTATCTTTTATTCGATTAAGTAATTCTGTTTTTGAGTAGTTAGCTTCTACAAGATACAAATCGTAGTTCTTAGCTGTTATATGAGCGATTTCCGATGTATCAGTTGCGTATATAACTTTATATATCCCCTGTTGAGTGTTGAAGTGTAACTTCCAGCCGATATTAGGAACATCATGCCGAAGTGGTACTGCTGAAAAAGTAATATTGCTGATTGAGTACCATTTATCCTGAGCGACTATGAAAGAATTGTATTGAAAGGAGGTATCACCTAATAAAAAAAGCTTTTTGCAAAGATAATTGGGGTAAATTATCCGAATACAAGGGTGTTCGGACAGCAGTCGCTTTAGAGTAGCAACATTACAATGGTCTCCGTGTTGATGAGTTAAAAAAACATATTTAACTCGGTCAACCACTTCACACTCAACAAGTTTGCTGAACGGCACTCCGCAGTCAATCAAGACTTGACCGTCAAGAAAGACTGCGTTGCCCTTAGAGCCTGTGCTTATTATCTCTAAATCAATCATTTCATTCTGCAAGATCATCAATAGAGAACTGTTCTTCATCCGGTTCAGATGAAGATGAATTGTAAATTTCAGGTGTTTCAGCAGGAACTTCTGCATCAATCATGGTATCGGTGTCATAATCTGGAGTTCCGTCAGCATTGATAATATGATTATCAGCTTCATATGCTGTCTGCATTTCAACACTCATAATACCCCATTTGCTTATAAGCTGTCTGAGCATTGTCTTTTTTGCCATAGCATCAAAATCCTTTGCCCAAAAAGTGTAACTTGTACCCTTATTGACATCGCTTGCATATCCGGCTGAATACTTTAATGCGTGCTGTTTCATCTTATCCTTACTCCAGTAAAGAGCCTTTTCAAAGCCATTTACATAGCGAAAATAAGCATAGTATCCGATAGTTTCGGCAGATTCACGCTCTGTTTCATCTTCAATCATTTTAATTGCTATTTCCTCGGTGAGTGGGTCCCAGTTAAGTAGTTCGCCCTCTTTTACTTCTACAACATTAAGTCTTTTATACTGACCACTACGAATAGCGAGCTGTATGTATCCACGATAGCCAAGAACAAATGTAGCTGTTGTACGCTTATTCTTTCTGTCCTTAAACGGGACCATATAATACTGACCGAGCTGTGGTGACGGAGGAAGTCCGAGAGAGTGACCGCAAAGAGCCGCCGAAAGAATTGTAGCTGCATCGCATTCTTCGAGTGCAGGATTTGTACTCACCACAGATGTGATAGCCGCCGTAAATTTCTGAATTTCCTTCGGGTCTTTCATTGAGTTTGAAAGACTTTTCTGAAAAGCCTGTGTCTGGAGCATTGACGAAAACTTCGGCTTTCTCTGCTGAATCTGATTGTTTTGATTATTATAATTACTCATAGCGTAATCCCCTTTCGTTGATTAACTGCTTAACAGTGAGTGCAAAATCTTTAAGCTGTGATTTTGTACCGTAAACCTTGAATGACAATGACAGAACTTTTTCATCTTGCTGTGGCTGTTCTGATATTTCTTCAACCGGAGGAGCAACTTCTTCAGGCACATTTGCAACAAACGGTTCATATTCGTCAAGAGTGTTGCTCACAGCCTGCTCGGCTTTTTCACGCTCTGCTCTTTCGGCTTCTGCCCTTGCTTTTTCTTCTTCAATAGCCTTGTACCTCTCGGTTACGGAAGTTATTGCAACCGATACATTCAAAGACCGCTTATACTCGTACAGGATTTCGTCTTTGTGTTCCTGTATAGCAATAAGCTTTAAATCATCCATAACCTTGTCCAAAAAGGTCTTAATGGTTTCTTTTAGCTTTTTGAGAGATACGCTCATGGTAATATTCAGATTAACCTGCTCATATGTTACGAAGTCAATACCGAGTGATTTCTTATATTCTTCAAAATAACTCATAGACTTTTCGTATTTAACCCTTTTTAATTCCTGCTCGGTAGCGTTAATTTTGCCCTTGAGCGCCGAATCTGCCTTTTTGTACGGATTTGTTACACAATCCTTATAAACTGTTTCAAAGGCTTCATAAGGAGTCATTATTTCCGACTTAACCGCTTTTCGGCGAGTTTCAAATTCCGCAAATTCCTTATTGAGCGATGAACGCAACTTCTTGATTTCCTTGTAGTTTTCGTCTGTACATATCATTTCGCAGGCAGTGTTTACCTTTTTCTCAATTTCAGATTTAACCAGCTTGAGATTCTCGATGATGACAGGAATCTGAGCTACCTGAATTAAATCGGTTGAATCAGGTTCTGCATCATTAACTGTTGACAGATTTTTTACTTCTTCCATATCAGCAGTTTCAAGCAAATTAACGGGTTCTGTAATTTTGGTCATTTTATGTTACCTCCTTAATCTATTGACCATTCTTCCTCGGTAATGCCGTGAAAAAGTTCGGCACATTCACGAGAACAGAAAATATCATCATTTGTATCTCTGAAATATGTATAATCATATCTGAGTTCTGCGTTGCACGCTCTGCAATGCCCCATTACCAGTACTTGCGGTGCGTTTGGGCACATCGGATTACACGGAGTACTTCTGCATACTTCGCACATTTTAATATCTCCTAACTATTGATTTTTCGATTCAATATGATATAATGAGCTTGTTTAAATTTCTTTTTGTTTAATCCCGTGTTGCTGTTCCTAAGCAATGCGGGATTTCTCTTTGCCTGCAAGTTGCATTTCAAACAACGCCTTTGATACTCTTTCAGCTCTGAGTTCTTCCCTGATAAGCTGTTCAAGGTAATAATCCTCAAGGCGTTCACCGTTTGCATCACCAAATCGGCTGATAATAACCGCCAACTTGTTCTTAGCGTGTGCCTTAGCAATTTCAAACTCAGATTCAGTGCATATGTATCCGTTTGAGGATATAAAATCAGTGTAATTCAAAATATTTTCCCACCTTTATATTTGATAAACATTTTGCTAAGGTCCGCAAAATGTTCTTTTCATCAAACAACCTTGTAGTCGTTGGCATTTTCAACCCCCACACATTCAAAAACGATTGTTTCGGGGTCCGATGATTCGTAGGCGTTGAGCTTTCGGGCAAGTTCTGCGTTTTTCGCTCTTTCGGCAACATATAAGGCTGTCACTTTGTCAAGCTTTGCCTTTGTTTTTTCAAGACGGCTGTTCGCAATGTCACGCTCCTGCTCGGTGCTTGCAAGACTTTTTTGCGTGTATTTAAGCTGGTCTTTGCTGTCACGGTACTTTTTTCTAAGCGACCTTTTTGTTTCTAAATCTTTAAATGCCATTTTTAATGCTCCTTTATGTATTGTCTGATTTCTTCCTTATCAAATCGCCAAAGCTTTCCGATTTTGTGGGCAGGAAGAACGCCCCTTTGTGCAAGCCGTGTTGTGTAATCAACATTAAGTGCAAGCAATCGTGCCACATACGGCACATCAATAATCACAGGCACTTCATCCCAATTGATGATAGGTCTTTCTCTCGGCATATGTACACCTCCTATTTTACGTTGGTAATTTTGTCCGAAACGATTTCGACTGTGTCAATAAGTTTAAGTTTTGCCATTTTCTCACCTGCTTTTCGATATTTTATTGCTTTACACGACCTTAAATGTTATGATTAACTATGAAAGGGGGCGTAAATATGAATGATATTTTATCGTGGTTGACTTTAATAATATCCGCAGTTTCAACCTTATGCACTTTGGTTCTGTCTTGGATATTATTTAAAAAGGAACAGAACAAAACCTATCTGAAAGAACGATATGAATTAGTGATTTTCCCCATATTCAACCTGCTTGAAGAACATTTGTACAAAAAGGAAATTACTTTTGAAATTAAACAAGCCGTTGAAAAATGCGAAGATATTATTGCCGATAATAAACTTATCGCTGGCGGAAAACTCAGCTATGCATTTTCTCTTCCATTAGATAAAATTAACTTTCAAAGCATTTCAAAATTAGTCGACAAAGAATATGACGATTGTTGTTCTGCTTTAGGAATTCCTTTAAGACCGTTAGATAAAAAGATGTATACATACAAAACACGAAACATAAAAGTTTTGATATTAGGAATTACTAAATATTCAATGCCATTTATTGCAATTTCACTATTATCAGCAATTTTGATTGCATTATTTGAATACTTCTTTCTTAAAGGATAACCTCTGCTTTGATAAGCATTGCTGTAATCAGCAGAAATAAGATAATTGCGTTGAGAATAAACACTACAAATATTAAAAACTTGTTCAATTTTTATTCTCCTTTGCCCACTTAATCAGATCCATAATTTGAGCGTCGTGCTTATCAAGGTAGCTGTCTATTGTTTTATACAAATGGGCGGCTACTATTTTTATAGCTAATACTGCTGAAACAAAAGCTGTGCAAAGCATTAGCAGTCCTAAAATTATTATTACTTCCGTCTTTCTTCACCTCTTTTAAGCAAAGTCCGTTTAATGGGACTGCGTTTGTGTGGTATTACCTACTGTTCTTTTTAAGAATTTGTTAAGCCGCCGAACCGAATAAATCTTCGATAGATAAATCAGTTTGTAAAACCGACTTTAAGCGGAGAGCTTCATCAAGCGTAAATGGATATTCCCCACGCATTTTTGCACAAAACTGTCCGTATGAAATTCCCATTTTCTCGGCAACTTCTTTCTTTTTCATTTTCTTTTCAAAAATGATTACTTCGATTTTGTCAAACACGATTTTTCACCTCCTAAAATGCGATATTTCGTGTTTCTGTATTAAATATAACACGATATTTCGCACTTGTCAACGGATTTTTAAAAATATTTTTACGAAATTTCGCATTTTAGTATTGATTTTTCGTAAACGGCGTGTTACAATCAGTAATAGTAAAGGGTGATTAACTTGACAAGAGAAGATTACATAAAACAGTTAATAAGTGACAAAGGATTTAGTGTAAAAACCTTTGCCAAAAAAATTGAAATACCATACAGCACACTTAGATCTATGCTTAAAGGCTCTATTGGTGGAGCTGCTGTTGATAGTGTGATTAAAATTTGTGCAGGTTTGGGAATTAGCATAAATGATTTGCAAAATTGCAATGCGGTTAAACTACCTTTTGAAACATCAGACAAAGAAAAGAAACTTATAATCGCATACAGAAATAGCCTTGAAATGCAACCCGCAGTCGATAGATTGCTTGGTGTAGAAGATGAAATATTGATACCAACGGTTAAAGCCGCACGAAGTGACGGTAATAATCAACCTATTGAAATAGTTAATCTTCCTGATCTCAGTAAGTTTGAGCCTGACGATACAGATTTATAATACATAATAAAAAACACCTCATGGGTTAAAATACCGATGAGGTGGTAAAACTTGAATTATGGTAAATACAAACAGGCACGCAATGCATCTTGGCAATGTTTGATTGATTATAATATAGATAGCCTACCTGTTAAGGTAAGCCGAATAGCTAAGCAAACCGACATTGTTTTATTAAAAAATTCGGCGGTCAATCTGCTAAGTAAAAATGAGAGCGGCACAACGCTTATGCAAAATGATAAACTTTATATCATATATGCAGATGAGCAATCCCCTCAGCGATGTAGATTTACAATTGCGCATGAACTCGGTCATATATTTTTAGGTCACTTGTTTAAGGAAAACGGCAACGGATTTGCAACAATCGACGATGCCGAACATTCAGCAAATGTATTTGCTCGAGATTTGTTGGCTCCAGCTTGCGTACTCCATGAGCTACACGCAACAAATGCCGCTGCAATTGCAAATTTATGTGACATTAGCTTTGAGGCGGCAACCTACAGGGCTGAACGAATGGCAGAGCTCGAACGCAGAAATGCCTTTTATTTGCACCCTCTTGAACGGCAAGTAAAGGAGCAATTTGCAGAATTTATAAACAAAAGAAAAGATATATTACGCAAGACTTACTTTAACTATAGAAAATAAGAAATAAAAAAAATCCGCCCACAGCTGGCATAAAACTACTTTAACTGTTCAGTTACAAAATTTTAACAATAAGCATATTTCAGTTGACAAATATTGTGTTATATCCTATAATGCTGTCTCTTATACACATCTGACGCTGCCGACGATACTCCTTGTGTAG